CCGGCTGACCCCGCGTATCGCAAACTCGTTGTTACATTTTGGCTCGACGATATCGACGATCGCCTGAAAATCAATGCGGTTTCGGATGCGGAGAAAAGTTGGAAGATTGCCAACGAGATCTACCTTTCCCTTCCACCCGGTACCGGAGACCCAGATATAGAAAACTGGCTTTTCGCACAACGGGTAAAACTTGATAACACCACGCTCACAACCAATGAGAACAATTTCTGACGATTCCGCACAAACCGCCGCACCCGCTAAAAACGTGAAAGCAAAAACCAACCTACAAACTTTCTCCACCGTGCTTTCGGACGGCAGGGAGATTACGATTCGGGAAATGACCGGTCGTGACCTTATCTTCATGGAAAAAGACCTCGCCAAAGAAGGCGACGTGGCAAAAGGAATGAAGATCATTGAGCGCCTTATTGTCGGCGACGACAAAGTTACCTACGACGAAATCCTTGACATGGGTGTGCGGGACTTCCGCAAACTTAGCGAGCTCGTAGCCAAAGCTAACGGAGACGACGAAGACCCAAACTGACCGTAGAGGACTTGGAAGACTTTACCTACTTAGTAACGGTGGGTGAAGGGATAACTTTCCATGTTCGAGAAGTCAAACCTAAGGATTTCTACTACGCACAGTTACTACGGCAGCAGGAAGAGGGTTTCATCCCCCTCATTCAACGTCTTCTTCTGAATCCCGAACACCTGGACACGGTAACTATAGCCGAGTCACGCGCAGTGTTTAAATGGATTTCGGAGGCGGTGCTTCAACAGAATGTCCTCACTGTTGAAAACTGGCTTGAAGTGGCTTTCCACCTGGGTAAGCAACGCTGGGGGCCGAGTTTGGATTGGCTTGAGGAGCAACCGATGAGTAAAATCCAGACAATGATACAAATCATTAAAAACCACGCAGACGAGCAAGAAAAGGCGATGAAAAAATCCGCTAAAAAGAAATGATTAATTTCAAAGTTCAAGGCAACGGGTTAACCCCCATGAACCTTAACTGGTGGAGGCCGACAAAAGAGGAGTGGACGCCCGTTCTTCTTGATGACCACCCAGCCTTTTGGCGGAAAGAAGTTGACCCCACAACCGGAACCCCTTGGGCGAAACTTTCGCCCCGCTACGCCGCCTGGAAGGCGGGAGCTTTCCCGGGTCAACCCACCCTTCGAGCTTCGGGGGCTATGCTCGACTCAACCTATATTTACACTCAAGGAAACCGTTTCCTCGTTAAATCCACTTCCTACGGGGCCTATAACCAGTTCGGCACCTCGAAAATGCCCGCCCGCCCGTGGATGGGCGTGCCCGACATCTCGCTCAAGCAGATCGTACCGATCTCTTGGCGCAATATTCTCTCTCGCAAACGCTAAACATGACAAACCGCTCCTCCCGCTCAAAAGAACTCGCAAAGAGCGACGTTCAAGTTACCCCTGAAGAAGGCAAGATTGAGTCCCCAGTGATTTCAACAAAATCCACCGAGCCAGTGGATCTAGAGGTTCAGACCCCTTCCAACGAGCCTGAAAAGGTAGACGCCAAGCAAGAGTCAACCCGCATCCAAACCGACGTGCGCGAGAAACTCGCCCGTAAGACTGACTCCGGGGACGCGTTCGTGCCCTCAAACCCTGCTTCTCTCGAGAAGGCGGCGACCGAAGTTGCTTCCGAGCAAGGTTTTGAGCTTAACCGTGGCACCTCGGTTGGGGCGCGACTAATGGCCCGGGCACAGAAGAGGGCCTGATGACCGTTTCCCTTCCCTTTCAGCAGCAGTTCACGTTCCGGAAACTGGGTTACCTTTATTTTGAAGACTCACTGTCGTACCGGCAAGTTCTTGAGCAAAACCCACAGTGGAAAGTAACCGAATTGCCCCCGATTGGGGCTGAGTTGAGGATACAAGGGACACAGGGATCTGCCGGAGGGTTAACCCAAGGGGACTTTATCTTCGGGTTACCCCTTGGCGATCAGCGCGATGCTATATTTCCTTTTGACACAGAGCCTGAGTATACAGCCGCTCTAAACCGTTACACTCTGCAGGGCGTTGTGGGGCGGCAAACAATCAACGGTGTCACTCTTGACTCGGAGCAAGCCTTTACCGGGAAGCAGTAGGGGTTGCCAGGGTAAAAGTTCTCTAAGCACTCCCTCTAAGGAGACCTACACGGATACAGCCCAGCCGTTAGGGGTGCCCAAAAAGAGGGTATATAGAGACTAAAAATGGCAACATTCTCCCTCGGGAATAGCGGGGTAGCCCCCGGCGCCCCCGGCGTTTACATTAACGAGCAGGCAGGCCTGGCCGCAAACGCAAACGTAGCTGACTTCAGCACCGTTTACATGCTCGTCGAGACTGAAGAAGACGTACCTGTAACACGGTTCCCCTTCAACCTGCCCGTGCCCATCACTTCACTGGCAGACTATAAAGAACTGATTCGAGTCGGTAACTCAACCGTTCCCGATAGCCGGATCCCCCTTCTCAGCTACAACTGCGTCAACGAGTTTTTTCAAAATGCTCAGGTCGGCGACCTGCGTGTTGTGCGTGTAGGTACGCCCAACCAGATCGTTGAGATTGAGTTTTTCCCTTCCGCTACTAAACTTAGCAGCACAGGACTTCCCTCCGCCCTTATGGCCGGGAACAAGGTGTATGTGCAGATGGTCATCAACGGGCTGAAGCTCGTTTCTGGCGACGGATCCACCGGATACACCGCCGACGGCGAGTGGCTGGGCGTTCCCGTGGAAATCCCTACCAATTACGTTGCGGGCGACGAAGTCAACAACCGTAAGATTTCCGCAGCGATTGCCGCCGCCGTGGCAGAAGCCATCGAGAGCAACCCCGCAGTTCGTAGCTCGGTTTACGTTCGTCAGACCGGCATGGTCAACGACCTTAACCCCTCCAGCAACTCGGAAAATAGCTACGTAACAATCGCTGCCACCACCTTTGGCGGAAACGTTTCCGTGGTGACCGAAGTTTTCCCCGTGGGAAGCAACTTCGTGTTTATGCAGAATGCCTACGACATCGAGAGCATTGTTGGCGGTTCCGTAAACCTCCAGCGCGTGCCCCAGGACTACACTCAGACCATCACCACTGCGTTCGACGGCCAGCAAGATCAGGGTTACCTGATTACCCCTACTGCCTACGCTCAGTTTGACGCCGCTGGTCGCGCCCTTGTAGGCGCCACCGCCGCTGCACATTGTGCCGACAACAACTACAAGTGGATGGCCCTGGCTGACCCCGGTCCCTTCCTTGTTACCGATGTCAATAAGTACGGCGAGTTCGTGCCCCACCAAGCCGCTGCTGACCTGGTGACCGGCCTGCAGTACCTGGTGGACAATGCCATTTACGAGTGGACAGGAACCGACGTAACTTACAATAAGCTGAGCTATCAGACTATCGTCTTCGGTCAGTCGGCTGAAACAGCCGTTAACGAGTCTGCTAACGTAGTTGCTGACAGCGTTCAAGTAGGTCTGCTGGACAACGGCCAGTACACCATCAACGCAGTACCTACTGCCGTTAATGGCATCTTCCAGCTGGACACCGACCAGTACTGGCCCGTGACTCTTCCGATTCAGGAAGTGGTTCTGAGCGGTGCGGGTGTAGGCAACGACTTTGCTTCCTTAAATGGAACAAATGTCTACGTCGTTGCACCCCCCTATAACCTGGCCGTTAGCTCGGAGTACTCACTCAACTCCGTGTTCCTGACTACAAGTGCTGCTGACGCCTCCAACCTCTACAACGCTGTTGTTCTGGCTGGCGGTACCGTAAACATCACTTCCGCTCCTGTTGGCGCCTTTGTTGTGGCCGCCCCCACTGGCGATTCCGCCCTTCTGACTTACTCAGATGCTTATTGGGATCTGCCCGTAGACATCAACGGTCAAACTTCCGACCTGATTGAGAATGTTTCCGGGGCTAACGCAGGTGTTAACACTCTGCACCTCCCAGGAACTCTCCAGGACCCCACCGAAACCTATCGTCTAAACTGGACGAGCCGGACTCTCCTTGACCCGTCTCTTCAGGTTGCCCTGTACAGCGGCACTGTTACAACCTTCGTAGGTGCAACACAGTTCTCCGTGCTGAACCACGGTCTGCGTAGCGGTCAAAAGGTCTTCTTCACTCAGCCTATCACCGCGACTGTGGGTGCTACAACTAGCAACCTCGTGAGCGCGACCACTAAGCTGGTGAGCCGGCCCTACTGGGTCAAGGTAGTTGACCAGGACACGTTCGTTCTTTCGAACTCGCTGGCTAACTACACCGTTAACGCTTTCGTACCCTTCCCCGCTACCGCAACGGTTAGCGCCTTCCCGAGCGTCTTCTATACTCAAGTCCTTGGTGGCGGAGAGACAACAATCAGCCCGATTGAACTTCTCACCATCCCCATGGTTCGTGCGCGGAAGTACGCTTTTGACTCCAGCTCAATTTTCAACGTTGCTCTGGACTCCTCAGTTGCCCCCGGCGGCGCGGGTGGTGTTAACCCCTCCGTCTCCATCTTCCTGAACAACACCTCGGTTATTCTCGGCGAAGACCAAATCACACCTTACGGTGAGGACCTTACCGGCCCCAACCTGTGTGACTGGCTGCCTTCCTTGAACCTGGTGGCCCCTACCCTGACCCCTACGGCTCAGGTCGGAAATGCCTATTGCGTTCCCACCGTTGACCAGTTCTTCCAACCGGAAGCCTATTTTGTACCTGCCATTGACCCGATCCTTGCCGGTTCTTACGATGCGGCTGGCGTAGGTACTACAGGTCCCGTACTGACCGTGGGCACTTTCGTGAGCGTTGGCCCCTACACAGACGGGACTTACTTCAACGTGGCGCTGGGTGGCGGTTCAGGTGCAGGTGCTCAAGCAACTGTCGTAATTGCGGGTGGCGTTGTCACCGGTGTTTCCATTGTCGAAGGCGGTAACGGCTACGTCGTTGGCGACACCCTTACCATTGGTGCTTTTGCCGGTGCTACTTGCGACGTGGCAACCATCTCCGCTGTTGGTCTTGTTTCGGCTGCAACGGCATACGCCCTGCAAGCTGGCGTGGCTAACGGTGACTCCGGTAACGACCTCGTTGCTATCCAGAGCCGCCTCGTAGGTACCTACTTCAACGTGATTGGCGCAGGTAACACTCCCGACGGCTCCCAGGCTGTCGTGGTTGGCGACCGCGTTTCTCTTCAGTTCAATGGCAGCGTTTACAGCTGGGCCGTTATCCCTGCCGCTTCGGTTGGTGGTGATTTAACCTCCGGTGGTCAGCCTTGCTACGGTTCACAGATCGAGCTCGTGTTTACCCCTGAGCAAGCACCGCCGACCTCCCTGTGGCGCTTCGATGCGATCACTTCAACTGAGGTCATCGACAATGCCCTCCGTGGCGTTGGATTTAGCGGTGTCCCTCAAGCTGTGTTCGTCGAGGCGGGCATTGACAACGTGAACCGTCTCTTTGACGACTCACAGCGTTACTTCAACCCCTTCGGCTTCATCGCCTACTACGGTCCCTGGATCGAGAACGGTGCCGGCCAGTACATTCCCCCTTCACCTTACGTGACTGGTGTGGCTGTGCGTCGTTACCGCGCTGAGGGCTACCAGTTCCCGCCCGCTGGCGTTAAGTACCAGCTGGCTGACGCTGTGTCCGCTCAGATCCCCATCAACTCTGCTCAGCAGAACCTGCTCAACCCCAAAGGTTGCAACGCTGTACGTACCCTCCCCGGTTACCCGCAGACCGCAGTCTTCATCTGGGGTGGTCGTACTCGTGTGAACGAGGCCGACGCTCAGCAGCGCCTGTACCAGTTCATCAACACTCGCGTTATTCTCAACGTGGTGTACGGTTCTCTGCGTTCTGCCTTCGACAGCCAGATCTTCAACGTGATTGACGGTTTCGGCGTGATCTATAACCAGATCATCTCGATCGGCAACAGCGTGCTGAACCAGCTGTACGTTCGCGGTGCTCTGTTCGGTGCTCGTCCTTCGAACGCCTTCCAGGTGATCTGCGATGAGCGGATCAACCCACCCGAGTCCATTGAGAACGGTATCGTGAATGCACAAGTGTTCGTGACTCCTGTTCCCACTCTGGAGCGTATCCAGATTGACCTGGTTCGCGTTGCTATCGGCAAGATGCAGCAAGAGCTGGATATTCGCGGACTGGGGCAGTCTAACCAGTGATAAAAACGGAGAGTCCAATGTACAGGGATTTGAACCTACAAATACCCGAGGCTCTCCACTCTCACTTAGAGAAACAAGCAAAAGAGCAAGGGGTGTCATTTGATGCCCTTTGCTTCTCCTTGCTTTCCGGTGAGAAACAGGAGGGATCTCTCGTAGATCCGGTGTTTTATGAGTCAATGACTCTAGAGGTTTTGAGAGCTGAGATCCGAAAGGTGATCGAAAGCGACTTACCGAAAGAGGAAGTGAGGAAAAGAGTGAACGGCATTGAGTTTCACATTTCAAGGAGGTACATTCGATGAGTGATCCGGACGTTTTAGCGCCGTCTGTGCGAGGTATTTCGTACCCCTTGAAAGCAGTAAACGGTAACTTAGCCACGAGCACTGACTACAATTTAGTCTCCCAACAGATACGCAGTGTAATCGAAACACGGTACTTTGAGCGAGTGATGCGGGCAGAGTACGGGATCGGAGATTACGTTTTGGAGATTCTTGACCCAGGCCAAATCAACTCTGCGATCCAGTTTAGCATACTGCAAAATGTGCAGGGGCTGACCGCGCTGAGTGTAACGGGCGACTGGAGGACGCAGGGCGACGACGGATTATATCGAGTTTTTATTGAGTACGAAGTTAATGGTGTACCCCAACCGCCTTTAAACTTCACCCTTGCGAACTAACCGGGTAAAACTAACTAACTAAGGTAACGTACGAGAGACCTGGATGGCTCAACGATTTAAGACTGCACCTGTTCCCTCTGGTGAGGTCGCTCGTTATACGAGTGATCCTTATAATCTATCGTCTATCTACATGTTCGGGAGTTCGTCTCCCTTTACAGGTCAGGGGAACACGATTGTAAGGCCCCAAGACGATTTGCTGATTGCCAAGGGCGGCAACCGCGCTCTAATCGTATACCAACGCTTGCTCTACGACGAGCAAGTGCAGGCATGTTTCCGAAAACTGACTCAAGAAGTAACCTCCCGCCCATGGTACGTGCAGGAGTACTCGGATAAACCAGGAGACCTCGCAGTACGCGATTTTGTTGCGGAGGTTCTGGAAGAAATGCCGCTTGATGATATTTATGTCGGCATGGCTGAGAGCCTAATCACAGGTTTCTCCGTTGGGGAGATAATGTGGAAGAAAACTAAGCGAGGAGTAATCCCGTTTGACGTACGCATGCGTGATCAACGTCGTTTTGTGTTCCAGGAAGAGCAAGACGCTCACACCGGTTTCACAATGCGTTGCCTGACATTCAACCGTATGTTTGAAGGCGTAGAGTTACCTCAGCGCAAATTTATCGTTTCACGTTATTACGTTTCTCACAATGGTGACCCGTACGGTTCTGCTTTGGGTCGGATTCTTTATCCTCTGGTCAAGTTTCGGCGACGTGCCATCGAGTCTTACGTCCTCTACGGCGACCGTTACGCGACGCCGACGGCTGTTGCAAAAGCCCCACTCTCAGCGAGTACTCGAGAGCTGGATACGCTCTATGGCCACCTTTCCAATCTCTCCCAGGAAACCGCAATGATCCTGCCGGAGGGTTACGAACTGGAGTTTGTAACACCCTCTGGATCTCCGGAAGTTTTCAAGAATTTAATCGAGTATATCGATAAAGAAATATCTTTGGTTCTATGTGGAGAGAACGAGGCCGGGCAAGCCGAGTCGGGCTCACGCGCTTCTTCCCAAGTGGCTAACACTGTGCGGGTGGTTCGTGCGAGCGAACTGTCCGAAATGCTCTCCCACACGTTAACTCAAACCCTTATTCGTTGGATCGTCGACTTAAATTTCGGTACCGACGTTGCGGCGCCAGTTCTAACTCGAGAGTTCCGGATTGAGGAGTCACCTTTAACGATGCCTGACGTTTCCCTCTTGATTCAGTCGGGTTACACACCCCGCAAAGAGTGGATTGAGCGCCACTTCCGAGTGGAATTGGAAGAGAAGAAAGAAGAAGGCGAAGAAGGACAACCAACGACTTACGACCCGAAAGCCGACAAAGATTTGTTTGGATCCATATTTGGTGGAGAGGGGCAGCAGGCAGGGGCGCAGGGTGGTAATGTGGCCGCCGCGCAAGAAGACCTGAATAAAGCAGAGGGGGAAATGGAAGAGCCCGAGGGAGCCACCCCCGAGGAGTCTCAGGCTGACGCTATTGGCGAACCCTCGATAGAAGACCAACTTGACGCGGTAGTTGGAGGAATGGGCTCAGAGCCGGGTGCAACCCCTGAGGAATCTCAGGCAGACGATGAATACACCGATGATGACATTTACAACCTGCTCGGTTTAGGTAACGAGGAGGAGGAACCAGAGAAGCCATTCGGCAACCAAATCATCTCAGAGGATGAGGCGGTTGAGATGGACAAGGAGTAGGGTAAAAACTAAGCAAGGATGAAACAGAAATGACCTTTACTAAGCGCATCCACGTTTTCAAGGCTGGCGACCAAACGTCCGCCCAAGGCGTTCAGAGGAACTTCTCTGAAAAGGATCTGCAGCAGGTTGTAGACACCTACGACCCCGCAGTTCATACCGCTCCCCTTGTCATCGGGCATTCCGGTGACAACGACAGTTTACCGGCGTTTGGGTGGATTAAGGGTTTTCAGAAGCAGGGGGCCAATCTTTACGCTGATGTGGAGTTTTCTCCCACGGCAAGGGATTTGGTTAAAGACGGGCATTACCGAAAGGTTTCAATCTCTTTCTACTCCCCTGACTCTGCAATTAATCCTTCCAAAGGCAAGTGGAGCGCCCGTCACCTTGCGCTGCTGGGGGCTTCACCCCCGGCGGTAAAAGGCTTGGAACCTTTCTCGTTCTCGGAAGCGGAGGGAGTTTACGACTTCGCGGTCGCTCTCGCCCCCTCCGACATCTTTGATGACGAACTCGGACCGACACTTATTGTCGAGAAGAGCCCTCTCGAGATGCTTCGAGAGAAACTCGATGCCGTCCGTGAGGATGTCTCGAGCGCGGTAAAAGAGCTGCAAGGCAACCAGCAAAATCAATCAACCGAGCAAACCGGAGAAGCCGCTACCGACTCTGCTGCACAAACACCAGAAACGGCACAAATGGCAAATCCAGAAGCTTCTCAGTTTAGAGAAACCAGTAAACACGTGGGTCGCGAAGGCACTGAAATTGCTCAGCAGACGGCTGACCTCGAAACTCAATTTCC